GTCCCATTACTTCGTGTAATGTAGGAGTCATTTCCATCAAAACCCGGATTATTGCTAGTACCGCCAACAGGTGGGCGACCACCAAGACCGGGATACACATAAAGAACTTCGTTGGGCGTTACAGGAATATTATTAACGTACGCTAGAGCGCCACCACCGCCACCACCGCCACCATAACTCACCTTACCGCTAAAGCCGTTACCACCAGAACCCCCACCACCAACACACACAACGCAAATCGACGTAACGCCTTCAGGCACATACCAAAGAACAGGGCCTTCCCCCGCACCAATAAGTGCAGAAATCACAGGGGCGGTAGTTGTCTTGCCTTGGGCAGACGTTGCGATTAAACGTTCAGTTAGCTTGTCCATTTATGCAAAGTTTGTGAGATATGAGCCGTACCATGTGGTGCCGCCATCACGAGTAACAAACATCAAGAGCGACGTTTTGGTGGTCGCTAAAACAGGCGCGGACCCGCCAGCCCATAAAACACCAGAAAACCATGTGATTGTTCCAGACGTGTAGGCAATCTCCAACGTGAAAGAATAAACCGGAGGGTTTCCAGAATTCGATGTTGGAACATTGCTAACCGTAAAAGTGGTGTTGCCTGAGACTGCTTTGTAGTAGTAATTGCTTTTTGAACAGTCAATATCAGACGCTGCAACCGTCGTATACGTGGTGACTTGCTGCCCGTTTAGCCCCACAGTTCCAGTAAAACCGGGATTGTTTGTCGGAGCGTATTTTGGATACTGCGCGGTAGACGCAATTTTTACGATCGCTTCTGGTGACGACGCACTGCCGCCGTTAATGCTGCCAGACGCAACGGTGCCGTACCCAATAATTGGTGTGAGCCCAACCCACGAAGCACCGTTCCATGTCCAAGACTTTTCACCAACAGAATAGACTTGGTTCAATACTGGAGATGAAGGAAAGTCAAGTGCGGCCATGATTAGTACTCAAAAATAACCAGACCTGCTGTACCTGCGCCACCAGCAGCGGCTGTTGCAGTTGCACCGTTATACGCACCGGCTCCACCAGCACCATAGCCCCCAGCAGCCACACCGGTTGTAACAGTGTTTGAAGTTTTACCGCCCTGACCGAAGCCAAGCGGGGTGTTTGCACCATCACCAAACTTACCTGCGGTTGCAGCCATTGTGCCGCCCCAGTTACCTTGGAAGCCGGGAATGTTGAGTGTGCCACCAGTAGCCGTACCGCCACCGCCACCAGAGTTAGCAGTAGAAGGCATAACTTGACCGCCGCTTCCGCCGCCAGCAGTGTAGGTCACGCTGTTGTACGTGGCAGAAGAGCTACCACCGGCATTACCTGCTGTTGTCACACCAGCACCAGAACCCGCCGCACCGACAGTGTAGGTAACAGAGTTTTGGCCAGAGACGTACGTCAAATAAACTACGACCACACCGCCAGAACCACCGCCTCCACCAACTTGACCCGCAGTTGCCGCAGTACCGCCGCCTTGTCCGCCACCACCAATAATAGTGATTTTGAATCTAGCGCCGCTTACACGTAAAGCAGATGGCACAGTCCATGTAGCTGCGGTGCCGCTGGTATAAGCCTCAAGGTTTTGGAACCCTGCGCCGAGACCTGAAATCACTGTGGCCGCAACAATAGACTTGTTGGTCAGTGTCTGGGTGTCGGTCGTGCCCACAATCGAACCAGTAGGCATTGGCTTGACTGTGTAAGACAAAGAAGTCCACGCAGTGGTTCCATTGCCAACTTTAAACTGCCCTGTGTCTGTCTCGTAACCGACTTCGCCCGATAGCAAAACCGGGTCTGCCGAAGTCCAGTTAGCGGCAGTATCTCGCCGCCATTGAATTTGTACCGTCATGTTGCGCCTCCGCCATCAAAAATTAGTGGTGCCCACGAAGTCGTGGTTGCTGAACCCCCGTCAATAGTCGAGTAGTCCATGTTAGTACCGCCGGGTTGTGTGGTAACAAACTGATTGCTTGTGCCATCCGGATAGTAAATTGAAAAGTACCCGTTCTCAGAATCCCACCACAAGTTGGCTTGAACAGGGCTTGTGGGGCTTGTTGTGCCAATACTTGGGATTGCCTTTGAAGCAGGCAAAGTGATAAACACTTCTTTTGCGTTGGACGAAAACGGTACCAAACTCCCAGCGTTTGAAGATGAGAGAACCGTATCCCGCGACAAAGTGGGACCCGTTGTGGAGTACGTGCCAATCCCAACTTCCCAGTCAGATGTTGAAACATCAAAGATTGAGTAGTATGTGGTGTTGCCGTTACCAACGCCAGCAAGGGATTGAAAACCAGACGAAGTGCCCGTGATGGTTATGGTTCCGGTCCCTGCCGTAGTAGAGGTGACTTTTGCACGATCAAGAAGCACAAGTGCCATGTTTTACCTCAGTTTATGGTTGGGATGGTGGACCAGCCAGCATCCTGCGAATCGTTGATGATCCCCCAGCCAGCAGACTGGGAGTTGTTGATTTCTGCCCAAGCGCTGGCCTGATAGTCGTTGATTATCTCCCACAAGTAGCGGGCTGTCACTACATCCAGCGCTTGAGCGGAGTTCGTAACAACCGCCCCAAAAACCAGAAGGGACGCGGCTGCGGCCTGTGCAGATGCGACCTCAGAGGCTGTGGCGTAAAAAACTGCGCCTGCCGACGGGGCATCCAGTGCTGCCGCCACCGAAGCTGTCACGTTAACTGAGAACGAACCTCCGGCAGAGGGGGTGTCGGATGGTGAAGCCGTGTTGCTCACGGTGGCGTTGAAGTTGCTAGCTGCTACCGCAGGCGTGTCCAACGGCTGGGCACTCTCAATGATGTAAGTGACGACAGGAAAAAACGCTTCTTCAGTTGCGTCGCCCTGCGCGGTCTCGTCAATGTGGCCATCAAAGATAAAAAAGCCGCTAAAAGTGTCAGAGGCTTGGGCCGACTCGGCTGTGGCGGCGTTGAACACGACCCCGGCTACGTAAGCATCGGAACCGTTAGCGTCCTGAACAATCGTGGAAACAAACGTGGCCGCAGCGCTAAACTGATTTGTCGCGGTAATCAGTTCGGAAATAGCCGCATTAAAAGTGCTCGGGGCAACAGCCACCTGAGAGGAGGCCTGTGCGGTTTGGGTCTCTACCGCTAGAGAAATGGATGCGGTAGAAGTAAAAGTGGCGCTGGCTTGGCCGGTTTCAGAAATAAAGACGTTGTAGACTCCGCCACTCGACGGCAGCGTTGCGAACGGAACTTCTGAAAGCGCGGCGTAGCCAAACACTCAGCATCCTCAATCAAGCGGCAGTAAGCTCGCTCTCCTCAAACCAGCGCTGCTGCTCTTGGCCATTTGCGTCAGTCCATGAGACGAGGTAGAAAAACTTTCCGTCCTCATCCATGCGCAGGGCTTGCACAGGGCCTTCAGGAACGATGGCTTTTAGCTTGACGTTTTGTCCTTTTTGGTACGTGGTAGCCATGTCTACTCCTTAAACAGCATCGAGGTTAAATGTGTAGGTGACGTTCAACGTGTCGCCGCTCACCACCGCACGATCGCCGGGCGATTGGAAGTTAGCTACAGAGAACAAAATCCCAGAAGTGCCGGACGCAACCGTGCACAAGAATGCGCCAGCTACCGTACCGCCTGCGCCGCTGATAGAAAACGCGGAAGGGGAAGCAGAGTTGCTGATAACAGAAGGATCGGCTGTAGTGGCAGTTCCGAACGATACTGCTTTGCGGCTACCCGCATAATCAGTGAATTCAGTCCAGCCTGTGTGCAAAGCAAGCGTATCGCCAGCAGCGTAAGTGTTGCCAGAACCGGGGCCAGTAACGAGGCCGAGGTAAAACGCGGCTACGTACGAGCTTCCTTTGAAGTACTGGGTGTTCATGTCTTGCAGTCCTTGGTTGACCACAAGATTAGGCATCTGCTCTTCCCACTTCAGGTTGCCATCCGCGCCAAAGCACTGGACGGTGAAGACGCCGCCGCCCCGCACACCATTCTGTGCGGACACACCACCAATTGCCGAAGCGGCCACGGTGTCACTAGATTTTGCGATGTTACTCAACATGGTCGCTCCTTAAACAAGTCGAATGAGTGCAGACGTGCTGGTGTTGTCCGGCATCTGCACAGTGAAAGATACGGTGGACGTTTTGTCACTGCCGAAGTCCAGCACACAAACCGCCCCATTATCGCCGGGTGTGTAGATCAACGCTCCGCGAGCCGTGATGACTCCGGTCCACGTTGGGGATGAAAAATTGATGTACGTTGTACTGCCTGACGGTGTTGCCACCGAACTGATAGTGGCCGTGACGACCTGCCCACCAGCCACGTAGTTACCGCCCGACGCTTCGCCCGTAGTTGTGTAGGCAGTCGTGGTGGAATCCAGCGTTGCGGTGTTGGTGTACAACGCCAGATAGAACGTGTCCGTAGCAAAATTGATCGTGCCGTTGGCAAGACCAGTGCGTAGGGTGTTGCAGGAGTAGTTACCAGTAAATGCCATATCAAGTCACCGGCTGGCGGTACTGCCCGCTTCTGTATGCGTCCTGACGCTCCATGCCATCGCCAAGGCGTTTGGCCAGCGCAAGCGCTTCAGCGTACTTTTGCCCATAGAGATTGACCATATCGGTCTCGCCCTTCATGAACGTGTACGCCTCAACCAACGAACCGTACAGAAGCACGGAATCAAAGTTGTCACCCAACCACGTTGTGCCCGCAGTAACAATTGACTCGGGGTAGTAGTAATAGTGCAACTCGACGTTGTAGGCCGCATCAGGCGTTGGGCCAAGAATGAAGCTCAACTCGTTTGTGATTGTGGGAGACAGGCTGTTGGTCGTGGTTGGCCCAAACAAAGCGTAGTACCGGGGCAGACCTGTGTCCGTAGGGACGGGGTATGC